GACACCTCACTCACAATTTTTTAAAAATTTTGGGGGTAATATTATATATATACTAGAGAATATAAAACTATATATAGTAGAGGATATTATAGTTTATTATATGGCAATATTTACATCATTAATATTAAAAATAAGATTAAATAATGGGAGATGGAAATGTGGCTATATTGACATCCCAAAAAAAGTTATGCAATATTTTGGGTTTGAAAAACAAGAGGTACTGGTTATGTTTCTTAATCCGAATAAAAATTACACTATTGAAGAACTTAAGGAAGCTTATGATTCTTATAAGAGATATAAGGAAGCAGAAGCAGATTTGGAAAAATTAAAAGAGGCAGGAGAATGGTAAGATGGATAAAATATATTTTAGCAAAATATTTAAGGGGTAAGTTAGGAAGAAGAATCCGTAAAGATTGTGATAAACCCCTAGCAGATAAATGGAATCACTTAAGTGCTCTTATCACTACTAAAGGAATGGTTAGATGGGATTGGAACAAAATCAGAGAAATACCTGTAGTCAAATGTCATAGATGTTTGAAAGTTCTTAGGAAAGGAATTAAGACTAAGAAAGAATGGTGTAAGGATTGTAAATGAGTTCATTACTAAAGGCCAAAGGGAAATTACCTGCTGGTGACCAAAAAGAATTTGGGAAAATTATAGGGGCAGTAATAGACCAGTGGAATTTAACGCAACCTGTTGATATTATGATGGCTAACAGAATGGTTAGTACATGGATGAAAATGAGGTATGCTGAAAATTCATTAAACAAACACGGAATCTATTTTGAAGAAAAGGATCAAACTGGGGAAATCAAACGAATCAAGGTTAATGAAATGGCATATTACCTTAAACAGCTTGAAGCTGATTTTAGGTCGTATTATAGGTTGTTGCAAAGCAAATCACCACAAGGAGTTGAAACTAAAAGTTTCTTAGATTTTATTGAGGGAGGAGATAATGAAACCAAAAATAAAAAAAAGAAGAATTAATGGAATGACTTGGTACATTTGTGAAACTGAAGCAGTATATCCATATTGTTACTTTAAGGGCGGAACTGTTTAACGAGGGAATTTTTGTAGAGGTTTTATCACACGGTTTCTATAGTTGTTTTCCATAGCTACCACCTCTTTCCTCTGCATTACCTACATCGTGGAACAGTGCAAATTTACCCTTAAAGATAAACGGAGATGCAAACAACAATCTAGAATACATGGGTTATGCATTATTCATTACTATAAGGTTCACCACAATGCCAAAAAAACTAGATCCAAAAAAGATAAAGTCAGACCCGGGATATTTTATTGAGAAAGTAATTTATGCTGGAACAAAATGGAAATTGACTAATTTTCAGAAGATTTGGCTAAAAGAGATTGAGGAAAGAAACAGAGTCTGTTTTATGGCATTTAGGAGTTCAGGTAAGACAAGACAGTTATTTGTCCATTATTTCCTGTGGAAAGCTATTGTTAATCCTAACACCCAATATCTAATCATTTCTAAAACACTTCCACAAGCAATAGAGGTTCTTAAAGATATTAGAATTACTATTCTTACTACACCTTTATTGAAAACTCTTGTACCTTCTAATCGTTCTCAAGCTTGGAGTAGAACAGAGCTTGAACTTGCAAATCACTCACGTCTCTTATCCAAAGCCTATAACGACAACGTGCGAGGCCTCCATGTTGACGGGTTAGGGTGTGACGAAATGGGAGAGTACCAAGACCACGAAATTTTTAAAAAGGCAGTTTTACCTACTATCAGGGCGAAAAGAGGTTTCTTTGTCGGTGTTGGTACCCCAAAATCTGAACTTGACTTACTTCACGAAGTTGAACGTGACCCTGGGTTTGGTTCTATTTACTTTGACAGGTTTCCAGCTGAAGGCCCAAAAGGAAATCTGTTTGAAGTTCGTTACCCAGATACTAAAGTTGTTAGAGAAGATGGAGCTGTGTGTATTAAGGACAAAAAGACAAATAAGACAATTGAGACATACAACAACCTTACTTGGTCACAGGAATTTCTACTTAAACCTGTTTCCACTAAAGATAAATTGTTCCCATCTCATATGATTGAAGAATGTTTGGACAGGTCTTGTTCATTTCAATATGAACCGATGAACATGAAACAATATTTCATGGGGATAGATTTTGCAATGTCAGCACAATCTGGTGCAGATTATACAGTAGTAATAATCCTTGAGAAAAGTCCAGGTTCTAAGAAACTAAAAATTGTATATATTGAACGATTTAAAGGCTTAGATTATACCTTACAGAAACAACGTATTAAGGAACTTGCTGACAAATATAAAATTGTAAAAGCGTTAGGTGATGAGAACTCATTTGGAAAAATTTTTATATATGATTTAAGATTAGAAGGTGTTCCGATTGATGGATTTAAATTTACATCAAGTAATAGAAGCAAAGATGAAATAGTTAAAGCCTTACGTGACCAGTTTGAGAAGCAAGGATTTATTATTCCTTACAAGAAAGACGATTTCAGAACTGTACAGATGGTTGATGCACTGAAAGATGAATTGAGCAAATTTGGGATTGTGTTTGATATGAGAACTAAGACTGTTAAGTTTGAAGGTACAGGTAAACACGATGATATGGTAATTTCTTTAGGTTTAGCGAATTATATTGCTCGACATATTACAATGGGAGTTTTTTCTGCAATAAGAGGTAGTTCAAACAGAAGAAAGAAAAACAATCCTTTTGCAGTGTCAAAAACAATTTAGTTTTTATATGAGTTATGGCTTTATAATTAGTACTATGGGTTTTTTCGACAATTTAACTAAAAAAAAGGCTGTCCATGAAGGTGGAGTGGCTATTGTTAAAACAGGCGGGAAAGATGCAATTTCTTTAGCAGCGGGTGAAGACAATAAAGATAAAAGAAGCACTCAATTTAAGATGTATAGAGAATCTTATGAGAGAGTTCCATTAATAACAGCTATAATTGATGTTCAAGCTGACCAAGCAGTACAAGAATTCTATTTTGAAGGTAAAAACAGTAAAAAGTTAGGGAAATGGTCAGATGAGATTAATTTAACTAGATTTTTTCATAGATTGGCCAAAACTATGTTACTTTATGGTAATGCTTATGTTGAAGTCATTAAAACCAATGGAAATATTGAAGAAATGAAGCTCCTTGACCCTGTTTGGGTGGATGTTTATAGGAAACCAACAGGAGAAATCATAGGATATTCACAAGTTATTGAGAGTAAAAAATTAGTTTTATGGGGTACAACAGGTAACAAGCGAGAAGATGAAGCGTTTGAAAAAAGGATTTCTAAAGTAGATTCAATTGCTCATTTCAAACATAATGTATTAAATTCTGAGAAATATGGATTGAGCGTCATTAAGCCATTGATTGAATCAATAAACATCAAACTTAACATGGAAAGCAATCTTAGGAAAGTTCTGAAGAAATATGTTGCCCCTTTAATTTGGGCTAAGGTTGGAAACGACCAATATCCTGCTAATGATGATATTGTTAGCACAATTTCTGATACGTTGAGAGATTTGGAAGCAGAGAGTGAGATTACTACTACTCACCTAGTTGAACTAGGGGTTCTTAATTTTAACGCAAAAGGCATGGATATTAAAACCCCACTAGATCATGTTGAATCACAAATTATTTCTGGCGGACAAGTTCCCCCAGTTCTTCTAGGAAGACCATCAGGTGCAGACAAGGCTACGGCAGAAGTCCAGCTTCGAGCATTTGGTAGGCACACTAAAGCATTGCAGAGAGAACTAAAAGTAGAGTTTGAGGATAAGATTTTAGTTGGTCAAGGAATTGGCACCGAAGATGATAAATTAATATGGGCACAAGCTGAAGAACGTGAGCGAGAAATTGAGATTGACCTTCTTCGTGGCTTAGTCACCGATGGTATTCTCACACCTCAAAAAGCTAATGATTTGTTACCTCCAAAATTCAGAGAAACTTTACCAACTCCTGAAGAAAAAGCAAATTTGCTTAATCAACAATCACAAGACCCAGAAAATGGGTTACAGAAACCTAGACCTAATCAGATGAAGAATGATAAAGTTAAAGATAATCCTAACGACCCAACCAAGACTACTAAATTTAAACAGACAAAAGGTAAACGGGTTACTAAATCTGATAGAGAGGTTCCAATTAAATGAAGCCAATTGTTATCCGTGGGAGTAAAAACAAACCAATAATTATGGAAGTTGTTAGTGAAGAAGGCAGAATTGTTGGTGAATACAAAGATACTGGAAAAGATGTTAAAGCACCTTACCATTTCCTTATTGAGAGGCAACAACTATGATGTTTAAATGTCCAGTGTGTAAAGAACGTCATAGTGTTCCTGATAATTATGATAATACAGACTATATCTGTCAGAATGGGCCGAGCCGAAGGAGTCGAAAGACGTTTCAAAATGTGACACCTGAAAATTTAATGGAAAAAAATGAACCATTAATGAACAGGTCATCTACTTTAGTTGATGAAGCGAGGTCAGCAACTGTCCTTGTGAAGGGCCCTGATTTTAGGCCAACTGCAGAGAAACTAAGTAGTTTAAAGAAAAACTGGTGAATAATATGAAAAAAGAAAATGTAAAACTTGAGTTTGCCCCTAGTTTTAAAATTACTGAAGGTCAAGATAAACAAGGCGATTGGTTAAAAATTGGTGGAATTGCTCTGAAAGAAGGCGTAAGCCGAAACAACAATAAATATACTTATGAGAACCTAACAGAAAACAACGGGAGGGAATTTAAATGGTTATTTGGTCATCCTTCTGATGATGTTGAGGAACACGTCGTGGGTTTAGGTTCTTTACACCTTAATGGTGAAAATTTAATGCATGAGGGTAAGATTAGGAACACAGCTAGACACCCTGATGTCATTGGGATGGTACGTGATAATTTCTTAGGGCCTTCTATTCATGCTACGGCAAAGGAAATAACTAGGGAAGAAGGAATCTATAAAGTTAAAGGTCTTAACATAGAAGCAGTAGGGCTTGTTGCATTTCAAGGAGTTAAATCTGCAAGTATAGATTACGCCATTGCGGAATCGTTTGAATTGAAGGAGTCTTCTAATGAAGACGTTAAAACAACCGAGGTGACTAATATGAAAGAAGAAAAGAAACAGGAGGCTCCTCTACCTGAAGAACAACCAAAAGAGGAAGCACAGCCTGAACCTGAACAAAAGGAAGAAGAAAAATCAGAAGCAGAACCTGAAAAGGCTGCAGAAGAAAGTATCTCACAAGAGGATATTAAAATGTTGAAGGAAGAATTGAATAGATTGAAAAATAAGGAAAAGAATGAATTGGTAGAATCACTTGTTAAGGTTAATCAAGATTTGAAGCAAGAAGATTTAATGAAAGAATCTGTTAGTCAGCTTAAACTGCGAATGGAATATGAAAATAAACTATCAAGTACCAATGAAAGTGCTGCTGTAGTGGAATCTAAGGAAGAAGCTAAAGAAGAAGTTGCTTTGGTTGAGAAAGACGGCTCATACACCATGACTAAAGAAATGTACGCGAAATTCAATCAAGAATTACGAGAAAAGGTGAGGTAATAAAAAATGGCACAAACAGGATTTATGCTATCTGATGAAGGACGTTCAATTACAGTTCTGAATGACAGTGGTACAACTGCTATTGAAGCAGGTGATATATGTTATTCAGCAGCTAACGATGACGTTTTAACAGGTACTGCTGCACAAGTAAGAAATGCTTATGCTGCAGGAGATATTAAAGTGAAATCCATGACAGACTCTGCTTCAGGGTATGAGACTGATCTTGGTATTGCATTAGAAGACATCCCAGCAGATGGGTATGGTTCAATTGCAATGGAAGGAGTTTTCATGCATGCAACAGTTGAAAATGTTGAAGCAGGTGGAGTACTACAAGGTGATGAAGCAGCAACTAACAAAGTAGCAGTTGCTGACGAATTTGGTCATGTAATTGGCCGAGCATTGACTGGTGGAAGTGTAGATGGAAAATACATCGCATGGAAATTAACATTATAAGGAGGGAATAGAAAATGCCAACACAATTATTAGGAACAGGAAGTGCAGATTTTGCTAGTGATACAGCAAACACTGCTACAACTTCATATTTGATTCCAAGGACACTTTTTCCCCAAGTAATGGATGCAGTAAGGAAAAAGCTTATCCTTCGGGGTTTAGCAGCACGAATATTCGGCCCATCTAGTATTCCAGGTAGAACTTTAGTAATACCTAGACAAGCTGAATTTACAACACACAACGTTTTAGCAGTTAACAGAGTTGGAGAAGGTGGAGAAATTCCATTAGTCCAGAGTGAATGGGACAGCTTAACTTTAACACCAGTGAAGTACGGTGCAAGAGTGGGTGTAACCAAAGAAATGATGGAAGATGGAATTTTGGATTTGTTATCTTATCATGCTGAATTAGCAGGATATGAATTTGCAGATAATGAAGAAGCATTAATTGTTTCCCAGTTAGACTCAGCAAGTACAGCAGCTTCAAACAACGTAGCTAATGGTAATGCAACAATTCCAGTAAGTGATCTTACAGAAGCCATGCAGAACTTAGAAGGAGCTAATTACAAACCAACACACCTTATTTGTGGTGCAGAAGTTGTTAATGATTTAAGAAATATTGACACTTTTACAGAAGCAGATAAGGCTGGAATGAACGACCCTTCTCAACCTTTAGTTGGAACTATCTTTGGAATGAAAGTATTAGTAAGCAACAATGTAACATCTACATTAGCTTATGTAGTTGACGCAAGTCATGCTTTTGTAATTGCAGAGAAAAGACCATTAACTGTTGAGAGATATGCAGATTTTGCAAGGGACACTGGTTTTGTCGTAATAACTCAGAGAGTTGCTGTTAGTTATTTGAGAGCTGGAGCAGTTAGCGAGATAACTACAACATAAATTTGAAAAGATTTTTCTTTTCTTTTTTATACAATTTAATGAGGTGAAAATATAAAATGGCAGGATTAAAAGACGGAATTTCTGGTGGAGGTGGTGGTGCAGATTACACTACTGGTACATTCAGTGGGAACATGACTTTAGGAGATGCTTCAGGTGACACCATTACTGTTACGGGTACAGCAACTTTTGCGGAATCAGCTACTTTCACGAGTGGTTTGACAAGTAATGGTGCTATTACTTTAGGTGCAGGTGATGATTTGATTGGCTCAGCTACATCAGATATTACAATTAACACTAACAAGTTTACAGTTGCAGGTGCAAGTGGTGATACAGTTATTGCAGGAACTTGTGGAGTAACAGGTTTGTTAACATGTACAGCTGGATTATCTGTTGGTACAACTGTTACTTTAGCTGGTGACGGTGATGTGTTAGATAGTAATGGGAATGAATTACTATCTTTCGTAGCTACAGGTTCAGCAGTTAATGAATTTACTTTCACTAACGCAGCTACAGGTAACGGTATTGATTTAAGTGCAACAGGTGGAGATGCTAACATTGATATAGTACTAAGCCCAAAAGGTTCAGGTGCAGTATCAGTAAGTGGTGGGTTGATTCTTTCAGAGATTACAACTTCATCTGGAGCTGGAGCAGTAGCAATCACTGGTGGATTACATGAAGTAACAACTACAGGTACAGGTGACGCATTAACATTAGCAAATGGAACTGCAGGACAAAGACTTTGCGTTGTATACGTTGCTGAAGCAGCAGGTGGAGATACAGCGGTAATTACTCCTACAACTCTTGCAGGTGGTTCAACTATTACGTTAAATGCGTTAGGTGACAGTTGTGACTTAGTATATTCATCAACAGGTGGATGGTACGTGTTAGGGTTAGGTGGAACAGCAGCAGTGGCTTAAATATATTTTTTTATTTTTTTATTTAAAACAAAATAGATATACGAGGGGAATGAAATGGCAGAAGATTTTATTAATATAACACCTAGATCAATTGACCCAGTACAAGACGGTCAAGGAAGAAAAACAATTTTTCAAGAAACTGAATGGCATCATATCAAAAACAACCCAGCAAATTTAACTAAAGAGGGTATGGAGAAGAAGATTTCTTTGTGGAAAAATTCTTACAATGCCCATGCTTATATTAAATATAAAACTATGTTACATCAGTGTAAAATAGTTGCAGAAAGTGGGGAAAATGAGAATGGCCGAATAGTTTACAGTAGGGATGCTGATGGTACACCTAAATGGGTTGAATCTGAATTAGAGTTCAAAAAGAGAAAACCAAAGGCTCAAAAGTCATCAAAAAAAATTTAGTTTAAATATAAGTTAGTCTTTAAGACTAGTAAAGGTTAGCAGTCACCTCTGTATTGCAACCGTTATACTGAAAACAAGGAGGTTTTTAATATGGGATATGTAAGTTCAACAAAAAGTTGGGGAACACCTCAACTACAGTGGAACGCACTCCACTTAGATAATAGTGCATTAGTTCTTAATGATGGAAATAATTTACCGATAGTCATGATGACTGGTGGTATGTATAATAATGGTGGTCCAGCTACTTACGGTGATGGTGATGCAGTATGTATGCAATTTACTTCTGATGGAAAATTAATGGTTGATACAGAATTGACTATTGATGGTGGTAGTTTACACATTGACAATATGTTTGTTTATTCAACAGATAATACTGCAGCTAATGCAAGGTATGGTGATATTGATGGAAATGGATATGTAAGTGTTAATGTAATGAGTATGTCTGGTGTAGTAACAGATGATTCGGCACAAGCTGCTACGCCTCAAATGATTAATGTTGGTGGTGAATATAGGTCTGGTGCTCCAACGACTTATACAGATGGTGATGCGACCATCTTTCAAACTAATATGAACGGTTATTTAAAGATTGATGGTGCTGGTTCTCAGAATCAAGCGGTAGGTGCTTCCTCAATTATGCAGGGAGCAGAAGCCAAAGCTTTTGATGACAATCCATTACCTAACACTGTTACAGAAGGAAATGCCACCAGAGTAGCTGCAACCTTATCAGGTGTACAATATTTCTTCCCAGTTACTGAAGATGGTGCAGAAACACCAATGACTAACGAAGATGAGTCAATGAAGAATAATCAAGCAGGTTATACTGTTCATGGTCAAGTGGCAGATTTTGATGGAAGTGATGCACTACCTACAACAGGAGATACTGAAGGGGACGCATCAAGTTTTGCAGTAACTAGTCAAGGTGTTCAATTTGTAACTTTAGTGAATGATGATGGAAGTGATTATGGGCAAATTAAAGGTTATGATTCAGGTACAGATTCAATGAAAGGATTTGAAGTTTCACCTATTAGTTCTCATCACGTTGAAGAAACTTTACTTGATGCAGAAGATATTGCTGACGGAACTACATATTATTATTTAGATATGGATGGTTACAGAAATTTCAGTATTCAAGGTGATAATGTTGCAGGAACTATTGTTGTGACTTTAGAAGCAACTAATCAAGATGATGGAACTGCTCCGGTAGATTGTGATTGGCAAGATGTTACTACTGTATTAACTGGAGGTGCAAGTGAAAATTCAGATTTCTTCTGGATTGTAGATACACCAACAGCGTTCAAGTATGTAAGAGTTAAATTAACAACTTCAGGTGGAGCTAATGGTGATGATTTATCACTATACTCTAAGAAGATGTATTAGGAGGATTAGGAAAATGGAAACTATCAATAAAGTTTTAGAAAAGAAAAAACTTGAAGAGTTGCAACCCGCTCCAGTAGAAAAGCAAGAATCACAATATGCTGAACTTACTGAGGAATTAGTTGGGACTATTTTAAGTGAATTAGTTGAAGGAAAATCTGCTTTTCAAATTAGAAAAGATTTGTTAAAAGATGAAGGTAAAAGTATTGGAAAAAGAACTATTCGTTTAGTTGATAAAAAGCGTAAAGAGAAAATTGCTGAATTAACACCAAAACCTGAAGAGAAGGAGGGGATATAAAATGCCATTAACAAGTGCAGTAAGAAGGGATGATTCCCCAATTAAAATTTTAGAACAAACAAGTCCAGCAAATTTACCACAATCAACCGCAGGAGCTATATTTACCGTTACTGGTATTGTTGAAGTAATTGCAATATTTGGTGAAGTAGATACAGTAATTCAAGCTCAAGCTAATGCAACTAAACTCCAATTTAATAATGGTAGTACTGCAGATTTATGTGCAACTCTTGACATTAATGCTCATGCTTCAGGTTCGGCTTATTATGTAACTGGAACAGCAGCTGATGCAATGGTTAATGTAACAACAGGAATATTGCTTAAACAAGATGTTCCTTGGATATTAATTGATGGAGATATTGAATTAAATTGTGCAGCAAGTAGTACTGGATCAACACTATGGGTGATAATTTACAGACCATTATTAAGTGATTCAAGTGTAACATTGGCATAAACATGGTATATCCTAGAATAAATGACGATTGGATTTTCAGGGAAAGTTTTGATAGTGTTAGCTCTGTGATTGAGAATGGTGGAAGTTTAGTTTTAGGAGCAAGTCTTTCTAATGGAATTTTAGAAACAACTAATTCAGGAAATGGTGCTACTTTCAGTTTTTTAAAATATGATGCTTGGTTAAATGGTTTTTCAGTAAGGTTTAGAATAAATTTTACTGATACTGATAGTAGTTATAGAAGGTTTTTCTTTTTTGGTTTAGATGACAATTTTAAAATGCAATTTGCTTTTCATGGTGGGAATAATACTCTTGAATTTGAAAATAGAAATGGATCAGGAAATAATTATTATCGGTCAACGCAATCTTCAATTAGTAGTAGTACATGGTATGAAATTGTTGTTACTTGGGATGG